CACCGGACGCCCAGGCGGTAGTCGATGCACTCGCGGCCGGCACGGACGTCATCACCGTCTCCCCGGTACCCGATTCCGCGGCCGTGCTCACCGCCTGCCGCACCGGCGGCTCGACGTTCCACGCCACCGGAGGACACGCCGCTGCCCTGCCGGGCTACGTGATGCGGGCCCTGTCCGGGATCAGTCGCGGCACCCAGTCAGTGACGCTCACCCAGGAGGTCACCGAGCATCCGGCCGACGAGGCGTCGCTGGAACTTGCTCGGGCTCTCTTGGGCGAGGCCGTCTTTCGGACCGAAGGCCCCGACGCGCGCGCTGTGCTCGACACAGCCAGCCCGGGCACTGACGCTCCCCTACGGTGGCGCCTGCGAACCGAATCCGGCGACGGCAGCGGCAACACGCGGTTCACGTTCCACGCCGGGGACACGCCCGACGCCGTGCACCCTGCTGTGCACCTCACGTGCAGGGGCATCCTGGCCGCGATCGCCCCGGTGCGTGCCAGCGCGCCGGGGATTGTCCACCACGATCTGGGGATCGATCACGTGCGAGCGGATCACCGACTTCCGTCCTGACGGGGGGCATCGAAGCAATCAAGGATGAGATGGATCGCGAGTTTGCGAACTACCCGTCTCCGCGAGATGCGCGAAGACGCCGGCTACACCCAGTCCTCCCCCGCAGCAGCAATTGTTGTCGGACAGAACCGCGTTTCACGGCCATCTGGGCACCAGCCGCGTCGACGCCCTTTGCAAGTGCGTCGAAGCCACAGGCGGCGAGCTGGAGGTCGCGGTCAAACGTCCGAAATGGCTCTCGCGTCTTACTGAGTCTCTGATTGGCGGGCGGGTACTGCACCGCGAAGCGGAGCGACACGGGCGCACGACACCCGGTTACCGGAGCGTCATTTTGTCGAAGGCAAGCGGCATAATCGTCCGCATTTGCAGATATGTCCGGTTCGCCGGGCAACCTCACGCGGAGCAGAAGTCAACGTGGACGTGTCCCAACTCATCGCCGATGTCAGTGCAGCTCTGGGCTTTGAGGAAGCCCAACCACTCGCTCAGGGCGGCCAGAAGCTCGTGCTACGAGGGAAGCTCAGCGGGGCGCCGGCAGTGGCAAAGATCGTGCTGCTCATGCCAGGCCCGAACGGCTTGATCACGTTGCAGAGGGCGCACCGCGAGGTGGAGCTACTCTCCGCCGTCGACTCGGAGCGCGTGGTGAAGGTTCTAACCGACGCCGTGGAGATCGGAGACCCACCCACGGCAGTGTGCTGGGCAGAGGAGTGGCTCGACGGAACCGACCTGAGCGCCTCCCTGAACACGGCGTGGGACGAGTCGGCGGTCTGGACGCTCCTCGAAGACTTGGCGGAGGCGCTGGCGGCCTGCCACGACCTCGACGTCGTGCATCGGGATCTGTCGCCCGCCAACGTGCGGCGCATGCCCGACGGACACTTCGTCCTGATGGACCCGGGACTGGCCAGGCACCTCGAGAAGACGGCGCTCACCGGGGGTTTTCAGCCCGGCACCGCGGGATGGCGTTCTCCTGAGCACGTGCCCGGCGGCAACCCGATGCCGGCCAGTGACATCTTCGCGCTGGGGATCCTCGCGTTCTACGCGCTGACCTGTCAGTTCCCGATCGACCCGAACGGCGACTCCGCCGCCTACGACCGCGCGCTCGTGGAGCAACAGGCACCGAGGATCTCCAGCCTCGTTCCCGGATTGTCCGACGAGCTCGCCGAGGTGATCGACACATGCTTGAGCCGACAACAGGCGCGGCGCTACCTAGACGGTGCTGAGTTGAAGGATGCCCTCGACGCGGTAAGGGCCGGACGATGACCGGCGTTCTGATCCATGACGGCCGCCGCATCGGCCACCGCAAGTGGTCCGTCGACGCGATCAGCAGCGGTAGCGCTGACGGTGTGGTGCTCAACCCCTTCGCCACGCCCCGCGTCGCCGAGCCGCGGCATCCGAGCGCCGCGGATCTCGCGTCGGACGTCCGAGCCGCGAACGGTGAAGTCATCTTCGACGCCATGACCCACGCGCTGTTTCTGCAGGGAACCAACAAGCGTGACTTCTACGACGCCTGGGAGCTGTGGGACCCGACTGGTCCGTCGCTCACCGACCAGGCACAGCAGTTGGCGCACGTCGAGCGTGTCTTCGCCCGTCAGAGTCGAGTCGGAGCGCCATCCCTGGCTCCGACCCTTCAGCTGAAGTCGCCCCAATCCGCCGACGCGGCGGTAGTGCGCGACATCGCGCGGATCGCACGCGGACTGGACCGGGACTGCTGGCAGTCACTCGTGGGAACCCGGGCGTTCTGGGCCTCCGGGCCGCAGCTCGACGCCTACGTGGGGAGCCTGGCGGCGCTGCGCGCACCGGTCTGGATGATCACCGTGGCGAACGAGCTGGTAGTCGACCACGTCCCCGATCTCACCGAGACCGAGGCGTTCGCCGGACTGTGCCGGACCGTCCACTCGTTGTCCCTCCGGTCGCGCGTGATCATCGCCTACGGGGACTTCGCCGCACTGCCGGCCGTCGCTGCGGGTGCCGACACCGTAGGCAGCGGCTGGGACCGTGGCCAGCGGACGTTCGATCCACTCGCCTTCCGCATCGACTCCGACCCGGGGATCAGGATCCCGGCTTCGTACGTGACACAAGGCGGTCTGAACTCGGTCCTGCGCCGCGACACCGCGGAGGCGATCGAGCGCTGGGACTCGGCCGAAGCCCGCCGCATCCGAGGCGGGCAGATGCCTCCTAGCGACCAGGCACAACGGATGCACCACCTGCTCCAATTACGGTCCGCGGTCCGGCAGATCGACGCTGCGGGTCCTGACAGGTCAGCGCGAGTTGGCGAGCTGAGGAGCCGCTACAACGCCGCCGCCTCGGACTACGACAGCCTGATCGCCGCGCTGCCACGGATCGTCCGCGAAGCCGACAAGACGGCGTGGGCCACGAACCCGTCCAGCGTCTTGGAGACATACGCAGCGTCAGAGGGCCTCTGACTCCACCATGATTCGAGCCCACTGCTCGGACATAGACAGGCGGAGCCCACTGTGGGGCCGCCTGATCCGCGGCCGCACGACCCACCGGCTGCCGACGGCGAGCCCCAGACCCAGCGTCGAGCACCGCGACCTGACCTCGCTGAGATCTCGTGGAGGTCTGAGGAGTACGACAGCCGCGGCGTCGCACCACATCGAGTAGCGCAGCGCCTGACTGATGCCCTTCTGCCAGTCGTTGACCTTCGCTTCAAGTGCGTACGCACGCCCGATCGGCTCCAGGCCATCGGCGCGTCTGAACCCAGAGCCATGGGCTTCGAGATGCCCGGTCTCGACGAGCGCGCGCACCCGACGGGCAACCTGCTCTTCGCTCATGCCGAGCCGCTTGGCGACGCTTCGAACGGTGCGGGTCTGGTTGGGAGCGAACGCCGCCACCACGGCGCAGTCCGTCTCGTTGCGTAGGAACGGTATCGGCATCGCGATCCGCCGCTGCAGGTCTTCTCGCCAACGGGTGACCGCCACGATGTCGGCTACACCACGTCCACCGGGGAACTCACGAGCAATCGCTAGCCCCTCGCTCGCACCCGGCAGGCGCATCGCGAGGGCCACGAGGTCGTCGTCGAGCAAGCGCTCTACGGTCGGCTCAAACCGCCGACCCGGTCGGGAATCGGCAGACACCTCGTGCAGGACATGCGAGACGCGCGTCGCGCAGTCCATCGCAGCCGCCGGACTCAACGACATGGTGAACAGCTTATCGGGGACGTCGGTTGCGGCGCAGGTGCCGCACCTGTCGGCGACCAGGGGTTCGACAGATCAGCCCGTATACGGGTCGGCGCCTTCCATCTGCTCCCACCGCTTCCAGGTGCCCGCTGGATACGACCGCAGCACCTCGCCGAGATAGATGACCTCTAGGGCGCAGTCGATCTGGTCAGCGCGCACACGCTCAACGTCGAGGTAGCGGGTGCCGGCGATGTGCTCGACCTCGCCGGACGCCAGCCATACCGTGACCGCGCCCCGGTCGGACATCAGGCACTCGCGGTAGTACCGCGCTTCGCACTCCATCACCGACGTGGCCATCGGCCCCGACGCGGCGTAGAACCGCTCGACTGCTGTCACTTCACTGTTGCTGTTCGTCACGTCAGCGACGGTACGGAGCAGGGGTGCACGCGCCCCGGTGCGAACCACCACGGTGTTGAACGCAGCCGGAGAGCCAAGAAGAGACGAGGGCACTTCCGTGTCACTCGCACCACGAGGAACCAGGAGAGCCGCACCATGGCGATCTGTGGATATTGCAACCATCCCGGCTACCACGTCCAGGCCATCCCGCTGGGAGCTGAGCCTTCGCGGCGGTGTGATGACTGCGCGCGCTGCCGGCAAGAACCCCATCGGCAAGCCGGCGGGCATCGGTAGCTGAACGGCTGACCCCGGGGCCGGTCGGTCTGGTCCCGGGGAATCCGGCACGCGGTCACCGGCGGGTGACCCACCGTTCGGCTCCTAGACTGGCCGCGGTGACGTTCGCTATCGCGGAGATCCTCGCCGACGCCGACGGGCGCATCACCATGGTCGCGGACACCAAACTGACGCACTACCGGAACGAGACTCTCACCCGGCGCATCTACGACCACCCGTGCCTGAAGATCGTGATCATCGACGACGACATCTCTGTCGCCGTCGCGGGTGACAATCCCGATACGGCGCTCGAGTTCACCGCCGGCCTCCGCGGACGGACGGTGGCCGAGATCGTAGAGGCCCTCCGCCGGTACAGCGCCGAGAGCGCGGCGCGGGAGCATTCCAAATCGTTCCTGATCGCCAAGCGTGCACCCGATCCCCAGCTGTGGCGGATCAAGTTGGGACGGATCGAGGAAGCAGGGCGTCTGCCCCGCCTCTGGATCGGTGACCAGGCCGCCTTCGAGCGCTTTCAGCGTCAGCACCAGACGGCCCTTCTCGACCGGCCGGCGGAGTACAGACTGGTCGCCGCCATGATGACGGTGGTGGCGTTCGACGATGTCCCCAGCGTGGGCGGCTACATCACCCGGGTCGCCGGTGACGCCGCACGCCCGTTCCGGTTCCACAGTGACCCGGTGGGGACGGGACCGTGGGAGACGGAAGGCGCCTTCGTCGTCGAACAGAACGGGGAGCGGACGCTGCAGATGCGGGTTGCGCCCGGCGTCGACCCGTCCCGTCACAGCCGGATCGGTGTGCCAGGTCGTGACGGGACGTTCGGGGCGATGGCGTTCTTCATCCCGGAGATCACCACGGCGTGGCTGTGGACGCATGACGAGCCCTGGGAGCCGCCCATCAAACTCAGCGGTGTCAGGACGATGTACGACCTCTTGCGGACGGCGGGGCAGGACCACGGCCAGCTGTTGTCACCGGCGAGGCTGATCCGGCTGACGTAGCCGTTACACCTCCATGCGGCCCTCCCCGCCGCCGCCGGCCGACGTCGTGCGTATGGACGGGGAGGCTACTCGGCGGGGGCGACAACGCGAAGCACCGCGCCCACCCGGCGTCGACATCCGCCGACGTGTCCGGCCACGTCGATAGGCTCCCGAAATGTCTCAGTTGCCGATGTGGGCCACGATCTTGACCTCCGGTGCAGCTGGTGCGCTGTTGACCGTGCTCGTGAACCGCTTCCTCGTCGGGCCGCGTGCGGACCTGAGGTTGACGCCCTCCACGGAGTCGGTAGAGGACATCGAGCGGCTCACACGTGAGAACGAGGGCAATTACACCGGGCTGACGTGGATACCAGCGGGCTGGGCGAGGCGTGTCGCTGAACGGGGAACGCTCCCGGCCGCGGGGGTGGATCGGTGACTCCGGAGAGACGCCGTCAGTCGGGCAACCAGTGAAGGCCAAGTACCCGCTGTGGAGCGACACCATCGCGGCGATCGAACCAGGCGAGTCGGTGAACGCCTCCGTCGTCGCGCGCGACGATGCGTCCGAGGCGAAACCCACTTTCACCGCACGTTGGCCGCGGCTTGCTGGACGGAAGTGGGCCGGGACCCGTTCGGTCACCCTCGACTGCGCGACATCGCAGCGGGTCGAGTACGGCATGCCGGGACAGACCGACCTCGGAGGGGCATGACGTGGCGAACCCAATCGAGATCATGCAGCACGCCCTCGACGAGCGGCACGCGGAGGATTTCGTGACCCCGGACTCGTACCTCGCGATGTACGCAGACGATCCGACCGGGCGGATGTTCGCGCGGTTCCACGCAGAAGCCGACCGGCTGCTCGAGTTCCTGGGCCGCAAGAGCAAGACCGAGGGCCGCCACTACAACGCGAACGAGAGCCGCGACCTACTGCAGCTGATGCGCGAACTCCTCGACGCCCACCAGGTCATGAAGGAGGGCGGACGACCGTTCGTCATCGCCCCGGCCTACACCGCCGTGTTGAAGCACTGCAAGCAGTTCCTGCAAGAGACGCAGGGCAGCTCAATCCCCGAGGACCTGCCGCCGATCTCGATCAGCCGCTACAGGCCGATCTTCATCCTCGTCGACCAGCCAGGGCAGAGCCTCGTCGTCGACCGGCAGCAGCTGCGGATGATCGGCGGAGGTTCGTACGGCGTCGTCTGGGAGTACATCGATCCGAACTACGGCACCAAGTTCGCCCTGAAGAGAATCAAGCCCGGCACCGGAGTGGAGCTGGCGCGGTTCCGCCGCGAGTACGACCTGATGAAGCAGATGGACTCCCCGCACGTCCTGCGCGTGTTCGGCTACGACGACGACCTGAACGAGTACACGATGGAGCACTGCACGGGCGCGCTCCGCGACTTCATCAACCGGAACAACGCCAAGCTCTCGTTCGAGCAGCGCCGCGACGTCGCGCTGCAGTTCCTGCGCGGCCTGGAACACATCCACCAGCGGAACGTGCTGCACCGCGATCTCAGCCCCGGCAACATCCTGGTCCAGGAGTACGCCGACCTCGCCGTCACGGTGAAGATCGCCGACTTCGGCCTGGCCAAGGTCGGGGACTCGGACCTGACGCGGACCCTCTCAGCCGTCAAGGGCACCATCGTCGACCCCGGCCTGGAAACGTTCCGCGACTACGACATCTCCTACGAGATGTACCCGGTCGGTTACCTGCTCGGCTTCATCTTCTCCGGCCGAACCGACCCGTTCAGAGCACCCGAACAGGTGCTCCCCGTGATTCGGCGGTGTCTCGACCCGGACCGCACGCAGCGGTACGCCAGTGTCAGCGAGCTCATCGCGGACGTCGCGGCGTTGTCGCTTGCCTGACCCGGAGTTCAGCGGTTCATGGTCACCGCGACCAACCGCGAACGACGCGGTTGCCGATTTGGACGGTCACCATGACGCCGTACGCGGCCCACAACCACCACGGAACGCCGAGCGCCACGAACTTGGCCCCGGTCCAGACGGCCCACTGCGCCTCAACCCCAACGACCAGGGGTCGGCTTGCGGACGCGCTTGGCCGACCCTGATCAGCAGCTGGACTCGGTCTCTAATCCCAGTTGATCGACTCGGCGACTTGTTCTCGGCGGCGCCGCTCCTCGGCCCGCTCGGCATTGATGCGTTCCTTTTCGGCCTGTTCCTCCCGCTCTGCGGCCAGGCCCGCGGCCTCGACCTCGGTGAGCGCCGCCTTGATCGCTGCCGCAGAGTCTGCCACTTCCTCGATCGTGGTGTTGTAGGCGTAGAGCGACCCGTAGTCCCGTCGGTCCGTGTCCAGGCCCAGCGGCATAGTCACCTCGCGGTATTCCACGATGTGTAGCTCATGTCTAGTGAGGTGCCGAGAGAGCCTGAAAGTGACGGTGTAACTGCCATCGCGGCTGCCGCCACGCTCGGCTTGACTCTTCGGGTCTTGCGGACTCGTGCCCTCAACTCTGAGCGGCGGGCGATTGGCTGTCGTCATGCTCGGAACGTATCGGACGCCACCGACAACGGGGAGTACCCGCTCGCGCGCGGGTTGCCATCCGCATTGCCATCCACACACCCCCCAGGGGTGTGAAAAAGGGTGCCTCCGATTGCTCGAAAACACCCTCTGACCTGACCTCAACTCTGTCGGGCTGACAGGATTTGAACCTGCGACCACTTGACCCCCAGGCATCCCGGCCGTGTTCGCCGGTGTTCGCCGGTGTGTCTTATCTTGTTGCCTGCCAACCGGTTACAGCGCCAGCACACGGTCACGAACATCGGCGTATATGAGCGCATTTTGGGGCTGGTTTGGGTACGCGTTTGGGTACGGGGCCGGGTGCAGGTACACGCTCGCGGGGAAAGGTGCCCGCATCGTGGCGCGTCCTTGCCGAGTGCTCTGCCGGTTTGACACCCGGCCCGCCCCGGTTCCCCGGTTCCCGTAATAGGTGTACGGAACCGGAACCGCTGGATTTACTGTGCCCGCACCCGGTACCGGTTGAGGACGAACTGCTCGGCCAGGGTCCAGCCGCCGAACGCACCACGTAGGTCGCGGGTGTAGTCACTGCCGGCGGTGTCGGTGCGGCTGATCCCGCCGGGGTTGGCGGCCAGGCGGCTGGCCGCGGTGGTGATCACCGCGGCCAGCTCGTCGTTGGGTTCACCGGCAGTGAAGCCGTTGCCGCGGGTGTAGGCCCGGACCATGACGGTGATGACCGCGACGGCGGCATCGAGGCTGCCCTGGTTAAGGCTGGCAGCCTGGTCGATGATGTCGTCCTGTTCGACGCTCATCAGGCCTCGGTCAGCAGCGTGACGGCCTTGTCCTGCAACAGGCCGACATCCCAGCGGGACACCACGCGAATGCCGATGCTGTCGTAGTCACCCCAGGTCTGGTCAAGGATCTTGACCTCGGCGTTGACATCGCGGGCCACGACGACCTTGGAGAAGTCGACCAGGCCGACCCGTGCCTTGCCTGGCGCGGTGCCGGTGTTGGGGATGCGGTCGGTCACGATCACAGGCAGGCCCAGCAGACGCAGGTCGGTGCCGTTCTGGATGGTGTTCGGGTCGATGACGTAACGCTTGTCGCTGCTGCCGACCTTGATCTTGCGGATCGCGGCGAAGCTGGCCGGGGTCATCACCCAATGCGACGGGGTGACGTGGTTGCCCTGCGCCTTGGCCAGGCCGTCGATCAGCGAGTCGGGGTCGGCCAGATCGAGGGTGCCGGTGGCGATCCCGCTGGCCTTGAAGATGCCCTTGATGGTGTTGCTGGTGCCTGCACCGTCCCACAAGGCGGTATCGAGGGCGTTGGCCACGTCGGTGACCAGGCGGGTCCGCAGCACAGCCTCCAGGCCGACCACGCTGGTGCGGATCAGCTCGTTGGACAGCCGCACCAAGACTTTGAGGCCCTTCATGGTCGACGGCAGCAGGGTCACCTCGTCGAATCCCACGTCGCCGTCGGTGATCTGGGCGCCCTCGGCGACGAATCCGGCACTGACACCGCTGGTGATGCGGGGCACGCGTACGGGGCTGCTGGAGTCGAGGACGACGGGGCCGGCGGCCAGGAACGTCGAGGCCTGCTCCAGGGGCTGCACGAGCAAGCTGGCTACCTGCGACTGGATGAGGGTGGAGTTGTCTCCAGTGACTTCGATGGTCATCGCGAATTGTCCTTACTGGCAAAGGGGGGTTTCAGGGGATGTACCCGTGTCGCCAGGACAACTGAGGGTGCCGCCCGCCAGGAGCGACACACTCAGCATATACCCCCAGGGGGTTAGGTCCGTTCTTTGAGCATTCCCAGCAGCGAGAACTCCCCACCGCCGTTGCCGTGCTGGCCCTGCCCGATGTCGCCGGTCGGCCGGCGGGACGCCAGGTGCGGCTTGGCCTCCAGCAGCTCGTCGACCGCGGCGGTCAGCTTGTCGGGGTCGGCAAGATGGTCCTCGTCGAACTCGAGGTCGGCCGGGTCGGCCAGGCGGCCGGTGGCCCTCACCAGTTCGGTGTGCAGCCGGTGGGCCAGCTCGTCGGTGCGCTGGGCGCGCTGGCGGTACTTGCCGTTCTCCTGGCGCAGTTTCTCGACGACCTCGCGGGGGAACGTGTCGGCCTCGTCGGTCGGCGGCTCGGGGGTCTCGATGTCGGCCTGTTCGACGGTGTCGTCGGGTTCGGTGGTGGTGTCGTTATCCATTGCGGTGCAACCTTTCTGTGAATTTCGTTTCCTTGATGTGTTCGGCCAGCACGATGCGCTGAGAACAGTTGCAACCCTTATGGGTTGGCATCGGGTGGTCGGCGGGCCAGATCCGGCCCTCCCTAGCCCACCACTGACAGAGCTGACAGGGGTCGTCGTCGAACTCGCGCACCCATCCCTGAACTAACGGGTGTTTGGTCATGGCCTCGGTGGTGGCCTGCTGGCCGGCCTCCAGCGGTTCGGAGTGCCCGATTCGGCCGGTCTGCATCCGGCCCTCGTCGGCGTCGATCTCGCGGTGCCGGAACCGGCCGAAGATCGTGCCCATTGCCTTACGCAGCCGCGGGAAGTGATCCACCGGAGTGATACCGGTGCTCGGGGTCGGCTTCCTGGCGGCTTCCTCGATCTGCCGCGACAGCCAATGGTCGGCCAGGGTGACCGCCCTGGCGATGCCGAGGTTCACGGCCTGGGCGATCAAGTCGCCGGCCAAGTCCTCGGCAAGGTCGCCGTCGAGGTGCGCGTCCCACAGGCGTACCGCGTTGGTGCGGGTGGCGATTGCCAGGCGCTCGGTGGCCGCCTGGTAGTCCGCGATGACGGCGGTCATGCGGGCCTCACCAGGTCGATACCGGCACCGTCGAGGGCTTCGGCGCGGCGAGCCACCCTGATCGCGGCGATCTCATCATCGGAGTAACCGAGCTTGGCCAGTGCGGTCGACGCCGGGAGCAGCCCGGACTGGTAGAGCTTGACCACCGCGTCGGCTTCCTGGGCGACCGAGCGGGTGGCGGCGTCGGCCCACTGCACCTGCACGTCGATCTGTTGCGGGTCGGCCCCGTCTCTGACGGCGATCATCAGTCGAGCGACCTGTTCCCACGCCCTGCCGAATGTGGCTTGGCGGGCCTCGGCGCGGGCGGTCAGGGATGCCTCGGCGGCACGTAGGGCGTCGGCGCTGGCGGGGTTGTCGGTGAACACGCCGACGTAGTGCGCCGGCAAGGTGCTGACCGCCATGATCTGGCCGAGCATCACGCGCACGCTGGCCTCGTAGCCCGCCAGGTCGGCGGCCTGGAGCTGGCCGAACTTCGAGTCGGGAGACTCGGAGATCATCATTCGATGCGACTCAGGCAACGGATTCACCTCCACCGTTTCCCCGGTGTCGTTGCCCTCGTCGTCGAGGACCGGCTCCTCGGTCAGTTCGATACCCGTGGCCCAGCGGCGGGGTCGGCCGACGTACTCGCTGGTGACCATCATGTCGGCCAGGGATTTATTCAGCCCGTCGACCAGGGGCATCAGATCCTCGATCTCAGAGTGCCCGAAGTCGCGCGGCATATCAGTGAACTGCCGTTCCGCCCAGATGCGGTCACCGTTGTGGATCGGCACCACCGGCACGACGCCGAGCGGGTTGTCAATCACCTCCACTGTGGCGAATCCGGCAGTGGTGGCGCCCGTCGAATTGGCCCGTAGCCGGGTGATCCGATTCGGCTCATAGAACACGGCTTCGGTGGTCTTCGCGGTCGTCCAGCGCTTGACCGCGGCGAGTACCTGGCGGGTCGCCGGATCGCGCTGCACTGCCACTTGCTTAGCGCTCTCGATGCTCACCAGGGGCCGGCCGAGCTGATCAGCCCAGCAGATCGCGTACGAGTCGCCGAGGAGCAGGGCCTCGCGGTGGGCGATACCAGCCTGTTGATCGAGGTCGTTACGCAGCCAGTCGGCCCACACCACGTCGTCTCCGATGAAGCCGGTGATCCGCAGCCGCTCGGCGAGGGCTTCGACGGCCAAGCGCGGGATGTTCGATGCCATGCGGCCGAACCGTTGGCCGAGGGCGGTTTTCGCCTCGGGGCTCAAGAACGCCAACGGTTGCTCGGCGGCGTAGTACCGGTCCAGCAGGGCGTAGCGGGCGGCGGGCGCGTCGAGCTTCTGGAGAAGGTAAGTCAGTTGATCGGTCATGAGGCAAAACTCCTTGTTCTCTTGCGGTTTCGGGTTTGGTGCCAGGCGGCACGGTCGAACGCGACGATGGCCGCCACCGCGGCGTCGATCTTGCGAGGCGAGCCCCGCTTATCCTTCGATACGAGGTCACCCATCGGCGTGCGCTTGGCTACGCAGTGGGCAATGTGAGCGGCCAAGCGTTCGTCGCCATCGTGGGTCACAGCGCGTGTCGTCACCGCCTGGAACAGTCGATCAGTGGCCGGGGCCATCCGTTGCGCCGCACCGGTATTCCACTCCAGCACCCGCTTCTCCCCATGTCGCTGCGCCCAGGATTCGATCTCAGATCGCCACCCCCACGGGTCGCACGCCAGCTCAGCAACGGAGTAGCGGTCGAACGCGACGTCAACCGCATGGGAAACGTCCTCACGGGGTACACGCCAGCGTGGGTCACCGGGGTTCTCCCACAGGCCCTCGACCCACAGATGCCCGTCCAGGGTGCAGCCGACCAGGGCCGTGGAGTCTCCCGATGCCGAACCGTCGAACGCCAGCACCACCCTCTCCCCCGGCGACACCCGGCGGTCAACAGCGCAGTCCGTCCAAGCTCCCCACGGCAGCCACGACTCCACACCGGTCACCCACTGACCGAGACGCAGCTGGCGGAACACCGGTTCGCGGATCGTCTTACGGGCGGCTTCCAGGCCATCCTCGGACAGGAACGGGTCACGGCAGGCCAGCGCCGGGTTCCCGATCCGCCAGGCCTTGCGGTCGTCGACGGCACACCCGTCCGGGGCGGCGTACTCACGGAAGTAGAACGTCTTGTCGGTACCAGCGCGGCCGTGCTCCACGAGCCGCCACATGATGCTGTCGGGCGAGCTGGCCGGCGTCGAGATCGCCAAGGTCAGGCTCTCGGGTCGCTTGCCGGTCACGCTGGTGACGGCTTCCCAGACTGCCTCTGTGACGACGTGCAGCTCATCCACGATCAGCAGGCTCGGGTCGTGACCGTGCAGGGCACCGGGTTCGGCCGGTAGTGGCAGCAGCGTGGCGTCGTTTTCGGGCAAGTACAGCCGGTCGGCGTAGACCTGGACCCGCTCGCCCAGCTCCGGGTTGAGTTCCACCATCCGCTTGGCGTACTTCAGCGTGATGGCACTCTGCCGCTGGTCGCTGGCGACGACCAGCACCTCGGCCGACGCATCCCCAACGAATAGCTCGGCCAGGCCCAGCGCGGCCGCCAACATGGTTTTTCCGTTGGCCCTCGGCAAGCTCACCAGGGCGGTGCGGATACCGGGGCCAAACGCACCCGTAATGATCTCCCGCTGGAACGGGCGCAGCTTGAACGGCTCCTTGGCCCCGACCCCACGCGGGGTGATCAAGTAGTCGGTGACGAACCGCTCGCGGCGTTTCGCCCGGCTGGCTGGATATCCGGCCAGGTCTAATGAGGCAACATCAACGGTGCCCTTGGGCCCCGCCCTCATGACAGACTTCGATCATGGATAGAGACGCCCTGGACGCTCGACTCGACCGCGGGACCGCGCTGCTCACCACGTACCTCACCCGCGATCCGGGCGGGAAAATGGACGTGACCTCGCTCCGAAGCATCCTCGGCCACAATGTTTCCGACGACGACGTGATCAGCGGCCTCAGCGACATGCTGCTTGCCGCCGAGATTGTCATGCTGTCCTACTTCGCCAAGACGGATATTCTTCCCATCGATGTGCTCCGGGAGATCGCCATTCACCGGGAGCAGCGTCGCGAAGAGTAACTCAGATTCTGCCTTGGGCACGGGTGCCTCCTCGGACCCCCTTGGGGCATCCCCCCTGGTCAGAGCGTTGCCGCGTGCTGCGCCTCGGCGCGTGTTGCACGACCGGCACAGCACGTCGACCATCGCCAGGGTGATCGACCGGCCAGCGGCCTTGGCTTCCCAGGCTTCGGGTCGGTGGTCGGCGGTGAGGTCATCGACACCGCCGCAGTCCGAGCACCACGGCTGAAGCCGACGAGCGCGGCGGCTCAACCGATCCCACGCCGCGTCGTAGCCGTAATCCCTGGGCGACTTGGGCGGTGGCTTCGGTCGGTGGGCATCGCAGTGGGTGCGCGGCGTGGGCTCGCCGCACCGGATGCAGGGGCGAAGGGTCATGCCTCACCCTCGTTCCGCTGCGTCAGCCCGGCGAGCATGGCCTGGTAGTCCTGGGGCGTGAAGCGACTGAGTTCGAGGCACTGACTCAGGAGGTCTTCGAGGATGCTCTTGCCAAAGATGAATCGGTAGGCGCCGTCGCGGGTTCGGATGAGCAGCTGCGGCAGGAGCGCGTCGGAGCCGTCTGGAGCCATCTCCGGGGCCAGGCTGATGACGAGGCTGATTCCGTCGGCCTTGTAGGCCAGGGTGTCGACGGGCAGGGCCTCTGACAGGTTGACGTAGCCGTCCATTGTCGTCACCACCACTTCCGCGAGGTGGTGCGCGTGGCTGCGGGTTGCGGGTCGTCGTCGGTGTCGACGCGGCCCCATGCCAGCCACTTGCCCTCCAGCGGGTTGTAGCGGTACTCCACGCGGTCGTGCACGAAGCTGTCGAGACGACTGGCCTCGTTGAGGATTCGCAGGACCGCACCGGGGTCGGGTTCTGCCGTCTGGCGCTTGAGTTCCTTGCGTGCCCGGTTGAGGGCGTCGAGGTCTTCGCGGTCAAACATCACGATCATCGGGTGGTCTTCGTCGGGGCCGGCGATGGTGATGTAGGCGATCCCTTCGTCCGGTCGAGCGTCGAGCACGTAGACGGTGCCGTCAACGGGCTCGGTGTTGTTGTTACTCATTATTTTTCCTTTCAATCGGTGGTGTCTGGTCGGTTGCTTGCTCGCGCCAGGCTCGTAACGCCTTGACGGCTCGTTGTTTTCGCCAGCCGAGGCGCTCGCGTGCGTCCTCGACGGTCGTCGGTGGCGGGTCCAGTTCGGCGACTGCGCGGACATCTTCGGCGGGTGCGCTCTCGTCGTCGTTGCGCTCGCCGTCGGCCGGCGGATAGATCGCCCACTCCAAGACGCCATCGGCGAAGGCCAGGAGCCTGAAGGTTCCGGCGACAGGCTCCCGGTCTCCGACCGGGCAGTGCTTGCGGAGTCCGCCATGCCGGTCCTTGTTGATGACCAGCGTTGCGCTTCCGCCGTGACCTGGCGTGAAGGGTGTCTTGACTCGCATCCGCAGGGACACGCCACCGATGGCTCGACGTTTTGCCGCGGTGCCGCCGGGGCCTACCGCACGCGAGTCCGGGTTTTTGGCGAGGTGGTCGACGGCGATGACAGCAGCTCCAGCACGGGCGAGTGGCTTGAGGACGTACTGGTGGGCGTTGGTGAAGTCGTCGGAACTATTGGAGCTGGCTCCGTACATCGGCAGGAGCTCGCCTACGGAGTCGACGATGGCAACGGCCGGCCGCCACGTCGTCGAGTCGTCGATGACGTGGCGGAGTTCGGCGCGGTCTTCGGGCTCGCAGTAGCGGAAGCAGTCGGGGTTGCGGAGGGCCTCGGGCTTGGCTCCCAGATCGAGGAGTCGCCGCACGGTGGCGGGCGCGCCGTTGTGGTCCAAGTCGATAATGAGCACCTTGCGGCCCGCATTGAGTCCCTCAACAACGCAGGCGAGGCACAGCCAGCTCTTGCCACTCTCCGGATCGCCGAAGAGCCAGTTGACCTGACCCGCGTAGAAGAGACGGATGCCGTCTGCGCGGCGGCCAAGTTGCGGTTCCGGCGGTTCCGGCAGTGTTCCGTCAAGAAGGGCGCATATGTCCACGTAGAGCGGCTTGTCGTCCGCGGTTCCCGGTTCCCGCAAGGGGTGTAGGGAACCGGGAACTTGCGGCGGTTCCGGTTCCGTACGGTTATTGAGGGAACCGGGAACCGTGTGTAGCTCAGTCATCGTCACCGCCGTAGTCGGCTGCGATAACTGCAAGCTGGCCGCGCAGCTCGGCGGGCATGATGCACCACGCCCGCCGTAGCGCGTCACGTCCACCGCGGGCGAAGCCCTCGCGGAAAGTGCGCGCGCCCAGGCCGACCGGTGCGACGTGGTATCGCTGAGGGCCGACTTCGCGGTCGGCCATCGGGATCGGCGTTGCGTGCCATGCCTGTTCGGCTGGTGTTGCGGTACGGTGGTCGTAGTCCCCGCCCAAGGACTTTGAAGCCGCCTCGGTGTCGCCGCCGGGGCGGCTTTCTCGTTCGTGAGTCATTCAGTCCTCCGTGATGCTGTCGATGTAGCTGTCGAGGGATTCGCCGGTGATAAATGAGCGGCGACCGATAGAGGCTCGGGCCAGGTGTCCCTCTTTGACGAGGCGATAGAGGGTTGTCCGGCCGATGCCGCCGAGTTCCTTCTGCGCGTTCTCAATTGGGATGAGTCGGCGGGCGGATTCGCGGGTCTGCATGTTCGCCTCCTTCCTTCGGTGTTCGTTGGTTTTCGCTGACACCTACTTAGAGTGCTATGGTGAGCGCTAAGCAGTCCACTTAGCAGTACAGCTAGCAGGTGAAAGTGCAGATGGCAGGAACGAGACCTCGGGTGATTGAGACCGACAAATGGCGTCTGAAGTTCGGTGACTACGTCGACGTTGCCGACCACCACATGCCGGAGTGGCTAGAGGTTGAGGTATTCGGGTTCGATGAACCGGACTTTCATGTCCGAATCGAGTTGCGCGACAACGTGCCGCGGATCGTCTCGGTCGCGTGGCATGCAGGACCGGGGTCCCGCGAGGTCATGCAGAAGGATCTTGGCGCGGGCATCAGCGCGTGGGTCGAAGACCTTTATGCGTCCCTGGTGATCGTCGTCGACCGCGACGAACGGATGGTTCGCGTCAACCCAGACCCAGAGAGTGATTTTCAGAGGACCGTCCGCAACTTCCTGGAGGAGCGTCGAGCCGGGAAGCGTCGTATCACCGGCGATTTCCTACAGCAGGTTGCGGCCGTCTACCGCCAGAACATCGGCCATGCGCCCACCGAGGCGGTGTCGCGCACGTTCGGGGTTAAACACCGGCAGGCCACCGATTATGTGAAACAGGCGCGCGACAGGGGATTCCTGCCGCCGACCAAGCAGGGAAAGGCGAAGGCATGACCGACTGGGCATTCAGAGGTGTTGACCTGGAGACGTTTAAGGGATTCGACCAACCGACCAGGGCGCTAATACTGCGGCTGCTCGACAAGCCGACAGATGGCGATTGGGATGCGCTGAAAGATCATCCGAACGCTGCAATTCTGGCTTCATGGCTGGGTGAGTTGCCCGCCTATCGCGGCGGGTATGAAGACGATGAGTAAGCGTGCCAACGGCGAGGGGTCTGTGCGCCAGCGGGCTAATGGCCGCTGGGAGGGCCGGGTGTCCTACGTCGATCCGGTGACCGACAAGCGGTGCTCGGTGTCGGTGTACGGCGCGACGGACGCCGAGTGCCGCAGGGAACTGAAGAAGGTCCGGCAGCGCATCGACGAGGGCAAACCGGCCAAGGATGCGCCTGACACCGTGGCATCGTGGTTGAAGCGGTGGCGCGAATCGTCGCTGGCGGCATCGGATCGCAAGGCGACCACTAAGGCGCTGTACGGGTCACTGTCCTGTAAGCACCTGGAGGGCGCGGACATCGGCGACAAGCGTATGGACCGGTTGAAGCCGTCCGATGTGGAGTCACTGATTGTGGAGCTGCGCGGTAAGAAGCTGGCGGACTCCACCGTGCGCCAGGTGTACACGGTGTTGCGCCAGGCTCTCGATGTCGCGGTGCGCGATGGTCTGCTGGCCAGCAATCCGGCCGCGAAGGTCAAGCGTCCCACCGTGGCCCGTAAGGAAGCCGTGTACCTCGCGGCGGCCGACGTGGCACGGTTACTCGATGCGGCCATGGGTCTGCGGTACTACCTGGCGGTATTGCTGATGGCGGCAACCGGGCTGCGCCGCGGTGAGGTCGCCGGGTTGCGGTGGCGCGACATCGACCTGGCCAAGGGTGAGATGACCGTGCGGCACACGCTATCGCGGGTCGACGGGGAGCTGGTGCTGACCGAACCGAAGACTGATCGGTCCCGGCGGCGGATACCGCTGCACTCGGGGCTGGTGACTCAGCTCAAGGCACACCGCAAGCGCCAGGTGGCCGAACAGCTCGCGGCCGGAAATCTGTGGACCGACACGGGGGCGGTGTTCGCCACGGAGTTCGGAACCATGTGCGACCCGCGGAACTTGCTGCGGACTGTCGAGATCGCGGCGGCGAAGATCGGCCTGGAGGGCGTCGGCGCCCATAGCCTGCGCCACTCCGCGGCGGTGGCGTGGCTGGAGTCCGGGGTGCATATCAAGGCCGCGGCTGACCTGCTGGGCCATTCGTCGATCAGCATCACGGGCGACCTGTACGGGCATACCAGCGACGATGCGGCCAGGGCAGCCGTCGACGGTTTGGGTTCGGCGCTCGGGCTATGAACGGGTGTTCGGGCTGGTTTGGGTACACAGTTTGGGTACGGCATGGAAAAAAGCGGCTCCCGAACCTCGGAAACCGCCTCTGACCTCTGTCGGGCTGACAGGATTTGAACCTGCGACCACTTGACCCCCAGTCAAGTGCGCTACCAAACTGCGCCACAGCCCGCCACCGCCGGATCATCTCCGGCAGCAGGTCGAAATGCTACCGCACGCCC